TTTTATTTTTCTTTTTAGGATTATTAGTTTTTGTATGAGTTTTCTGCTTCTTGGCAGGCTGAGGATTGACAACAATGATGTCTGTTGATTTCCTTTTTGATGAACGGTTTGTTGGTATAGGTACAATAGTGGTAGTAGACATACTGTTTGCAATGTGGACAGGAAGGGGTAAGGGGAATAACTTCTGAGTATAAAAGAGGAATTTTGATAAACGAAATTAGCTATTTGAAAGCGATTTGATTATAGATTATTTGATAAGCGTAAGGCGAAAAATCGATCCATCCACCAAGTTGGATGGATCCCAAATAATCTGTGTAAGCACTTAAGCTTTACGCGGACGTAAAGCATGTAGGTACTTGCACTTGGCCCTAGTGCATTTACCTCGTTGGTACTCTCCGCAGTACTCTTGTTTCACAACATCCTTGCTGTAACTAGGTTCAGTTGGAACCTTATGTTTCTTTCGTTCAGCCTTAATTGCTGCTAACTGCAACTCATAGGGTGGTGTGGGAATCCTACTAGATTTGTCGTGTTCTTCTAACGCGCGTTTCATTTCATGTTCACTATAAAAATTATCATAACGATCTATATAAACACGATTACCTAACGCATTAGTACATGTGAACCATGCTTGCCTATACTCAATGTCAGCTGCACTCATTCCACTATTCATAAGTTGTGTAAACACCTTCAAATCTGTGGGCATGGGTTGCTGCATTCTTATGAATTGGGCATTAATGATTTCCTTGTGACTCATTAGCAACTCCTCATCAGTTTTTATCTTGGTACCTTTGATTATGTCGCCATTAACTACTACATCATGTGTGCTTGTAGTAGGCTTTGTCTTTAACGGCATACACATAGGTGGGGTTAATAGCTTGGTATGATCTTTGACTATTTCTTCCAACCATTTGTAGAATGTTTCAAAATCAAATGAAGGATTGGTTTTCTTTGCATAGTTTTCCATCCATGAATTCTCATTACCATTTGGAAATTGCACGTCTTCATCGAACGCTGCAAAACCATTAGCTACACCTCTCAAGTGCTTGTCCCCTATTGATTTGGGGAACAACTGCGGATAAGCACGTTTAACGGTGCTGGCTAGCTCTCCTATCACAGGGGTATTTCTATCTGTTAGATAATACCCTAATAATTTTTCTGCAAATTTTTGTAAAGGAGTTACACTTGGTGGCAATGTTACAGTAGTATGTAATTTAATTGCTTGTCTCCAAATGTCACAACAACTATCAGGGCAACCAAACCACACATTTTCAGAGAATTGTCTACTTAAAAATGTTATGCCTAGTTTCCCTCGTTCTATCACTTCTGCTTCTAATTTTTGTCCTACAGATGCACATGTTTCCACGTACTTCTCTGCATTTACGTCTGGTGTCAACCCATCGTCTCCGCCATATATACCTAGCGAATTCCATGCTTTCTCATGGTCGTACCCCATCTCTCTAAATGTTAGGTATGCCATGACTGCGTTGTCTAGTGAATTAAAATCAGCAGTATCACCGGAACCAGATGCTCTTAATAACCACATCATAAACATAATGTGGAATTTTGTAAATGCCCTTTGATCCATATGTGCTTGCATTAACTCAAGCAGTTCCATATGGTATTGGACCTTATAAAATCTTAGCATTGCCATTTGTTCCACCATTCGTAATATGTTGGATACTCTACCGTCAAATCTAGATAAGTCGGTATTCGCACATGACTGTGCTTTCTCGCAAATTTGGGCTACTCTTGTCGCAATTTCCAATGGTGTCTTACCAAACGCATACCATGGTTGTTTCTTCATAACTTTATCGGAAAAGTCATAAACATACTTGGTATAGTTAGCTTTACTCACACCGGG